ATGATAGCACGCGCCGTTGAGCGGTGGGTGGCGATCCGCGCTGCACATGAAAGTGCAGGGCTGGATTTCGAACAACTGGCGCTTATCACCGGATGGTCAGTGCGTTCGATCCAGCGTCGCGCAGCACGAGAAAAATGGGTGCCCTGGCGCGTGGCGGGGCGGCAACCGGACATCAAAACGCCGTTGAGAAAGGTGGCGGAGAGCCTGATCGCCCAGGTGCAGACGCTTGCCATAGGTGAAGACGGGGAGCCGCTGGCTTTGGACAAGGCGCGCATCGACACGATTTCGGTGCTGACGCGGACCCTCGAGAAAATCATCGAAATCATGCCCAGTGGCGGTGAAGCCAAGGAAGACCAGACGAAACGAGATGCAGACATGGCCGAAGCACTCAAACGGATCGACCAGCGAATTGTCGAACTCGCCAAGGGATATGCAAGGCAACTGGGCAAGACAAAATCTGAAGGCTGACGCGGTTTCGCTGATCGAGCGAGAATGGTTCACCGAGGCGCGGATAGAGCAATATCTGCTGGGGACACCGCCACAGACCTGGCTGGTCATCGGCGGACGCGGTGCGGGAAAGACGCGGCTGGGCGCCGAATGGGTAAACAGCCTGGTGCGGGGGTTTTCGCCCTTCGCCGACAGGGCGCATGGGCGCATCGCATTGATCGGCGAGACGCTGGGCGATGTGCGCGAGGTGATGATCGAGGGCCCGTCGGGGATCATCACCATCTCCCGGCATGATCGTCCGCGTTTCGAGGCCACCCGGCGCAGATTGGTCTGGGACAATGGCGCAGTGGCGCAGATATTCTCCTCGGAGGACCCGGAAAGCCTGCGCGGGCCGCAATTCGATGCGGCCTGGTGCGACGAACTGGCAAAGTGGAGACATGCGGAGACTTGTTTCGACATGCTGCAATTCGGCCTGCGGTTGGGCGAGCAACCGCGGCAACTGATCACCACCACGCCGAAGCCGATGAAGCTGTTGAAGCGGCTTCTGGCCGATCCGGCGGTGGCGGTGACGCGGATGCGGACAGCCGAAAATGCCGGTAATCTGGCGCCGGGGTTTCTCGACATGGTGCGCAAGCGCTATGCCGGCACGCGCCTGGGACGGCAGGAACTCGACGGCGAATTGATCGAGGACCGGGAGGACGCGCTGTGGTCTCGCAACGGCCTCGAAAACGCCTTCATTGAAGAGGTGCCGGAACTGCGCCGCATCGTGGTCGCGGTCGATCCGCCGGCAAGTTCACGAAAGACATCGGACGCCTGTGGCATCGTGGCTGCCGGGCTGGACGAAACCGGCCGGGCAATCGTGCTAGCCGACGCGACAGTTCGTGCCGCCAAGCCGCAGGATTGGGCGGGTGCGGCGGTAGCGCTGTTTCATCGGATCGAGGCGGATTGCATCGTGGCCGAGGTCAACCAGGGCGGCGACATGGTGACGGCGGTGATCCGGACAGTCGATCCGAATGTGCCGGTGAGGGCGGTACGGGCCCGGCGTGGGAAATGGCTGCGAGCCGAGCCGATCGCAGCACTCTACCAGCAGGGCAGGGTGTTACATGCCGGGCGCTTCGCCGAACTGGAAGACGAAATGTGCGACTTCGGGCCCAATGGGCTTTCCAGCAACCGGTCGCCGGACCGGGTCGATGCGCTGGTCTGGGCAATCAGCGAACTGATGCAGGAAGGCGCGGCGACTCCTCGCATCCGGGACTTTCTATAAGGCACGAGGCTCGTCGCCGAGCCGGTGCGTGTGCACCGGAAATCTCAATCACACAGGATGGACAGATGGCTTGGAAATGGCCTTGGCCTCGCAATGCGGGGAACGGCGGAGCTCGGCCCGAGCACAAGAGCGGTGCGCCGAGCGGATTCGTAGCGCTGCATGCGCAAGGCGAGGCGCGCTGGACCCGGCGGGATTATGCGGCACTGGCGCGCGAAGGCTATATGCGCAACCCGATCGTGCATCGCGCAGTGCGGCTGATCTGCGAGACGGCATCGGCGATGCCGTGGCTGCTTTATGAAGGGGCGGCGGAACTGGAGGACCACCCGCTGCTGCAACTGCTAGAGCGGCCGAACCAGCGGCAGGCAGGCGCTTCGTTTCTGGAAACGCTCTATGGCCATCTGCTTTTGGCCGGCAATGCCTATGTCGAAATGATCGAGGCGAATGAAGGTGCGCGGGAGCTGCATCTTTTGCGGCCGGACCGGGTGAGCGTGGTGACCGATCCATCCGGCTGGCCGACGGCGCTCGACTATCGCGAAGGCAGCGCGCGGCGGCGAACCCCGCTGGCGGCAGAAGGCGGCGGGGCGCTGCATCTGACGCTTTTTCATCCGCTTGACGATCATTATGGCTTTGCACCGCTCGAAGCGGCACTGACGGCACTCGATACCCATAATGCGGCGGGACGCTGGAACAAGGCGTTGCTCGACAATTCGGCTCGACCGTCCGGCGCGCTGGTCTATGCGCCGAAGGAGGGCGGCAACCTGACCGACGAGCAGTTCGACCGGCTGAAGGCGGAACTGGAGGAAGGCTATTCGGGCGCGACCCGTGCCGGAAGGCCGCTGCTGCTCGAGGGCGGGCTGGACTGGAAAGCCATGGGCATGACGCCGAAAGACATGGATTTCATCGAGGCCAAGCATTCGGCCAGCCGCGACATAGCGCTCGCCTTCGGCGTGCCGCCAATGCTGCTCGGCATTCCCGGCGACAACACCTATGCCAATTATCAGGAGGCCAACCGCGCCTTCTACCGGCTGACGATCCTGCCGCTGGTCGGCCGTATCGCAAAGGAGCTGTCGGCGTGGCTTGGCCCGGTTTTCGGCGGCAGCCTGCGGCTCTGGTACGACGCCGACCGAGTGGACGGCCTGTCGGGCGAGCGCGATGCGCTGTGGGCGCGTGTGGAGGCGGCATCATTCCTGAGCGACGACGAGAAGCGCGAGGCCGTGGGTTATCAGCCTCGCGGTTTCGACTGATCGGCGTTTCTGTAGAAGGAGCGAGGACTATGACTGACCTGACCGAAGCGGCCTGGCTGTGGCTGGCCAAGGGGGCGGGCGCGGTCGCCGGCTCGGCGATCTCGCTTGCCTATATCCTGCCGCATGGGCGGCGCGAGGCGGCGGCGCGTTTCGCCGTCGGCGTGGTGTGCGGGATGGTGTTTGGCGGGACCGTTGGGCTGAAGATCGCCAACGAACTGGGACTGCAGGACAGGATCGGGCCGGGCGAACTGGTGCTGATGGGCTCGGCGGTAGCCAGCCTGTGCGCCTGGTGGGCACTGGGCTTTGCCGCCCGCACCCTGCAGCACGGCAGCCTGGGGCGGCTGCTTCAGAAAAACCGGATTAAGGAGGATGCGGATGAGCGCTGACGCCATCATGCGGCGATGCGAAACCAAACATGTCGATCTGACGCTCGATGCGGTGGAAAGCGACGGCAGCTTTTCCGGCTATGCCAGCCTGTTCGGGCGCATGGACATGGGAAAGGATATTGTCGAGCCGGGTGCTTTCGCCAAATCCTTGCGGACAAGAGGAACGGCAGGCATCCGCATGCTGTTCCAGCACGATCCCAACCAGCCCATCGGCGCCTGGACGCAATTGAAGGAAGACGCTCGCGGCCTGTTTGTGCGCGGACGCCTTGCCACCGGTGTCGAGCGGGCGCGCGAAGTGCTGAGCCTGATGCGTGGCGGAGCGTTGGACGGATTGTCGATCGGCTTTCGCACCATCCGTGCCCAAAAGGATGCCGCCAAAGGTGCGCGCCGCATCCTGGAAGCCGATCTCTGGGAGATTTCAATCGTCACCTTTCCGATGTTGCCCGAAGCGCGCGTCGAGACCGTGAAGGCGAGGCGGCTGCCGACGATACGGGAATTCGAATGCTGGCTCACGCGGGATGCGGGGCTGACGCGAAGCGAGGCCAAGGCGGTGATCGCCAAAGGCTTCGCCAGCCTGGCAGCAGAGCGGGATGCCGCGCCGGGCACACCGGGAAACCTCGCCGCGACCATAAGGCAGGCGACCCGCATGATCCAATCAACAAGGATGAAGCAGATATGACGCAAGCACTGAACGCGCCGGAGATCAAATCCGTCTCCGGCGACCCGGCTGACCTGGCGGATGCCTTCGGCGAATTCATGGCCACCTTCGAGGCTTTCAAGGACAGCAACGACGAAAGGCTGGCGCAAATCGAGCGCCGCAGCGCCGATGTGGTGACCGTGGAAAAGGTGGACCGCATTTCCAAGGCGCTCGACGAGCAGAAGCGGGCGCTCGACAATCTTTCCCTGAAAAAGGTCCGCCCGGTACTTGGCCGGGAAGGCGCTACCGTACAGCGTAGCGAGCACAAGAGCGCTTTCGAAGCCTATATCCGCAATGGCGACGATCGGCATTTGCGGGCACTCGATACGAAGGCGATGTCTTACGGCTCAGGCCAGGACGGCGGCTACCTCGTACCGGACGAGACCGAAGCCGAGATCGGCAAGCGGCTGACAGCCCTGTCGCCGATCCGTTCGATTGCGTCGGTAAGGCAGGTTTCGGCCTCGGTGCTGAAGAAGCCGTTCGCTATCTCCGGGCCGGCGGTTGGCTGGGTCGGCGAGACTGCGGCACGCCCGCAAACGGCAACGCCTACGCTGGCCGAACTGCAGTTTCCGACCATGGAACTCTACGCCATGCCGGCGGCGACGCAGACGCTACTGGAGGATTCCGTGGTCGATCTGGATCAGTGGATTTCCAGCGAGGTGGAAGTTGCGTTTGCCGAGCAGGAAGGTGCGGCATTCGTCAGCGGCGACGGGGTGAACAAGCCCAAGGGCTTCCTCGATTATACGCAGGTCGCCGACGCGAATTGGGTCTGGGAGAAGATCGGCTATAAAGTGACCGGCAAGGCCGATGCGCTGCCCGATACCGCCCCTTCGGACATATTGATCGACACGATCTATGCGCTGAAGGCCGGCTATCGCCAGAACGCGAACTGGGTGATGAACCGCAAGACCCAGGCCTCGATCCGCAAGCTGAAGGATGCGGATGGGAACTATATGTGGCAGCCGCCGGCGGCCCCCGGCCAGCGCGCAATGCTGATGGGGTTCCCGCTGGTGGAGGCCGAGGACATGCCCGATGGCGGCGCCGATACCACGCCGATCGCCTTTGGCGACTTCGGTCGCGGCTATCTGGTGGTCGACCGCACCGGCGTGCGGGTGCTGCGCGACCCCTATTCGGCCAAGCCCTATGTGCTGTTCTACACCACCAAGCGCGTCGGCGGCGGGGTCCAGGATTTCGAGGCGATCAAGCTCTTGAAATACGGCACCGCCTAGAGACTCTACCTTGCCGGCCATCTGACGCGGCAGAGCGAGTTATTGAACGGTCTCTCACAGAAAGGCCCCGGGACTCTTTGCCGGGGCCTTTTCTTTCAGAAATCTCCAACAGGGGTATTCGAATGACGCTTTTGCGAACGGTCGATCCGGCCAACGAGCCGGTGACGCTGGTCGAGATGAAGACCCATTTGCGGCTGGCGCATGACAGCGAGGACGAGCTGCTCACCAGCCTTATCCGGGCGGCACGCGAGGATGTCGAAAGGGCTACCGGTGTGGCCATGATCCAGCAGAGCTGGCGGCTGGTGCGCGACGACTGGCCGCGCGAGGATCGCGTCGTGCTGATGCGCCATCCGGTGCGTGAAATTCTGTCAGTCACGCTGTTCGGCAGCGAGGGCGAGGCGAGCGTCATGGACCCGTCCGATTATCTGCTCGACAGCGTTTCGCGGCCGGCGCGTCTGCATTTCGAACGCCGGCCCGGACGGCTGCGCGCGATGAACGGGATTGAGATCGACTTTACCGCCGGCTTCGGCGAGGCGGGCACCGACGTGCCGGACCTGCTTCGGCGCGCCGTGGTGATGCTGGTGGCGCATTGGTATGAATTCCGCGCCAGTGTCGCCCCCTCGCAGCAGCCGGTTTCCTATCCCGCCGGATATGAGCGCCTGATCGCCTCCTATCGTGACCGGAGGCTGTGATGCGGGCGCTGTTCATCGATCCGGGCCGGTTGCGCAACGAACTGTCGCTGGAAGCCTGCGTGCCGGTGGCTGACGAAATCGGCGGCTACCAGGAAACATGGACCGAGATCGCCACCGTTTTCGGCATGATCGAGCCGGTATCGGCCACCAGCGTGTTCGGTGCAGGCCAGCCATTGGAGACCACGACGCACCGCATCACCATCCGGCATCGCAGCGGCGTCGAGAGCGGGATGCGTTTGCGCAGACAGGATCGGGTTTTCGAGATCATCACGGTGCATGATCCGGACGATTCCGGGCGATACCTCATGTGCCGGGTAAGGGAGACCGGAGCATGAAGATGGCCATGACGATGACCGCTGACGGGCTGATCCGCGCTCTGCGCTGGAAGGCGCATGATCTGGCGGAAGACATCGAACGCGATTACCGTAAGGGAGCCCCGATGCCGGGATCGGGTCGGGACGCTCGCGCCGAGAAGGACAAAAGCGCCAGGGAGCAGAGCGATGAACGCGCCGGCCGTTGAGTTGCAGAGAGCCATTTTCACGGCCCTCAAGCAGGATGGCGTGCTTACTGCGCTGCTTGGCGGCGAAAAGATCTTCGACCAGGTGCCGCCGAAGGCGACCTTCCCCTACATCACCTTCGGGCGGACCAGCCTTTACGACTGGAGCACGGGAACCGAAAGCGGCACTGAGCAGCTTTTCACGTTGCACATCTGGTCGAGAAGCAAGGGCAAGAAGGAAGCGCTCGACATCATGGAAGCCTGCAAGACTTGCCTGCATGACAGCGGGCTTGCGCTTGACGGGCATCATCTGGTGAATCTGCGGCTCGAATTTGCCGAATGCAGATATGACGAGAACCTCTTGGTCCATCATGGGCTGCTGCGCTTTCGTGCCGTGACCGAGCCTGCTGCCTGACGGCTGGCCAATTCCAAGACATTCGCAAAATCAGGAGGCCGATATGGTCGCACAAAAGGGCAAGGACCTGCTCTTGAAGCTCGACACCAGTGGTGCCGGCAGCTTCGTCACGGCAGCGGGAATGCGTTCGAAACGGATTGCCTTCAACAGCGAGACGGTGGACGTGACCGATGCCGATTCCGCCGGAAGGTGGCGCGAATTGCTTGCCGGCAGCGGCGTGCAGCGTGCTTCGATCAACGGATCGGGCATTTTCAAGGATGCGTCATCCGATGCGGAAATCCGCACTCGGTTCTTTGCAGGCACGATCGCCGACTGGCAATTGATCGTTCCGGATTTCGGCACGGTCGAAGGCGCTTTCCAGATCACGGCGCTCGAATATTCGGGCAGCCATGACGGCGAGGTGACATTCGAGATGGCGCTGGAATCCGCCGGGCCGATAAGCTTCACGGTGATGCTATGACCGCAAATCGGCATCGCGGCGAAATCGCCGCCGAACTCGACGGCCAGACGGTGCGGTTGTGCCTGACGCTGGGGGCCTTGGCTGAATTGGAAGCCACTTACGCCGCCGACGATCTGGGTGCGCTGGTCGAGCGGTTTTCGCGCGGACGGCTGTCGGCCCTCGACATGATGCGCATCGTGGGCGCCGGATTGCGAGGGGCCGGCCAAGACATCAGCGACGAGGAAGTCGGCCAGATGCACACGCCGAACGGCGCGGCGGGGTTCGCCGCAATCGTTTCGGAACTGCAGGCTGCGACCTTCGGCGCCGCAAGGGAGCAAGGCCCGGAAAACCCTTAGACGCCGTGGCAGGCCAGCGAAACGCGTTTCCCTGGGATGAGGCGATGGCCATGGGATTCGGTCTGCTGCGGCTTTCACCGGCCGCATTCTGGGCAATGACGCCGCGCGAATTGGAGCGAGCGCTGAGCGTATTGCCGCGTGACGGCGGACAAGCACCTCGCCGCGCCGAGTTGAGCGCACTGATGCGCATCTTTCCTGACTGATGGGAGAAACGATGGCCGAAGATGTCACCGTATCGATTACCGCAGACACGGCACCGTTCCAGAGCGCACTGGAAGGACTGCAGAAAATGTCCGACCGGTTCGGCGTGCAACTGACCGGCGCGCTGAAGAGTGCGGCCGTCCATGGCAGGGAACTCGATGATGTTTTGCGGCGGGTTGGGCTGAACCTCGCAGGTCTGGCGCTGGAACAGGGGCTGAAGCCCCTGCAGACGCTGGCAGGTGCGCAGTTTTCCGCATTGCTTGGCGGTATTTCCGGAGTGATGCCCTTTGCCAAAGGCGGGGCCGTCCGTAACGCGAATGTCGTGCCTTTCGCCAGTGGTGGGGTGATATCGAGCCCGAGCTACTTTCCGTTGGGAAGAAACATAGGTCTTGCCGGCGAAGCAGGCGCCGAAGCGATCCTCCCTCTGCAGCGCTCCGCCGATGGCAGGCTGGGCGTCGCCGCAACCGGAACAGGCGGGGCGCCGGTGAATGTGGTCTTCAACGTGACCACGCAGGACGCGCAATCCTTCCGCAGATCCGAAGCACAGATTACCGGCATGCTGGCACGCGCGGTTTCGCGCGGCAGCAGGACATTTTGAGGGGGCTTCCGTGTCAGAGCTTGCTAGTTTTCATGACGTGCGGTTTCCGCTGGCTGTCTCATTTGGAGCAACGGGCGGTCCCGAACGGCGCAACGAGATCATCACGCTGACGTCGGGCCGCGAAAAGCGCAATGCGCGGTTCTCGCAGTCGCGCCATCACTACGATGCCGGGACGGGTGTGCGCTCGCTGCGCGATCTTCACGTCGTGCTTGCCTTCTTCGAGGCGCGGCGCGGCTCGCTGCACGCCTTCCGTTTTCGCGACCCGTTCGACATGAAGTCCTGCCGGCCGGACGAAACGCTATCCTTTCTCGATCAGAAAATCGGGACCGGCGACGGGACGGCGGTACGCTTCAAGCTGGTCAAGGCTTATGGCGAGGGCGAGGACGTCTATCTGCGCAATATCTCAAGGCCCGACACAGCGGCATTGACGGTGGCGGTAAATGCCATTCCGCTGTCCACATCGGTCGATTTCCATTTCGACGAGCAAACCGGCGAAGTGGTTTTTCAGATCGCCCCGTCGCCGGGCGCCGCGATAACAGCAGGCTACGAATTCGATGTGCCGGTGCGCTTCGACACTGATCGCATGTCGGTTAGCCTGACGGCGTTCAAGGCCGGTCAGATCCCCACCATACCGCTGATCGAGGTGCAGCTTTGAGCGCATACAAGCAACAATTGGTCGACCATCTGGCCGGCGAAGTGACAACGGTTTGCCATTGCTGGCGGCTGACGAGGAAGGACGGCAGTGCGGCGGGCTATACCGACCATGACCGTCCGCTGAGCGTCGATGGCATGGCCTTCAAGCCGGAGAGCGGATTCAGCGCCAGCGAGGCCAGAGGCACGCTGGGGCTTGCGGTCGATACCGTCGATATAGAAGGCGCGCTTTCGTCGGCCGATATAAGCGAAGAGGACATTGCCGCCGGCCTTTACGACGGAGCGAAGATCGAAACGATTTTGGTCAACTGGTGCCAGCCGGAAGATTTTGCGGTGCTGCGGACGGCCACGATCGGCAAGATAAAACGAAGCGATCAGCGTTTCGTGGCCGAGCTCGAGAGCCTCATGCACACGCTCGACCAGCCCAATGGACGCTATGTGAGCCGCACCTGCGATGCCGAACTCGGCGATGCGCGCTGCCGTTTCGTCCTCGATCTGCCCGGTTTTCGTGGCAACGGCCATGTGACGGCTAAAGAAGACGGCGATACATTCCTTGTTGCAGGGCTGGAGGCATTTCAACCCGGATGGTTTTCGCATGGCACGCTAAGCTGGTCGACAGGCGCACGTGCTGGGCGCAGCGAGCAGATCGTGGATCATGGCCGGCATGTGGAGGGGATGGCAATAGCGCTGCGGCCTATGGGCGGGCCGCCAGTCGAGATCGGTGATGCATTCGTTGTCCACGCCGGGTGCGACAAGAATTTTGCCACCTGCAAGGGCAAATTCTCCAACAGCGTGAATTTCCAAGGGTTTCCGCACCTGCCGGGCAACGATGCCGCCTATGGTTATGTCGTTGATGGCGGGCAGTTTGACGGGAGCCCGATCGTGCCATGAGCGGTGACCACGCGATTGCGTTGCGTATCGTCGCCGAGGCGCTGACCTGGCAAGGCACGCCCTACCGGCATCAGGGATCGCGCAAGGGTGTGGGCTGCGACTGCCTTGGGCTGGTGCTCGGGGTCTGGCGGGGCGTTTACGGCGAGAAGCCGGAACTTCCTGGCCCTTATGCGGCGGACTGGGCCGAGGCCGGAGGCAAGGATCTGCTTCTTGATGCTGCCAGACGCCATTGCGCTGAAAAGGCAATGGGCGGCATGTCGGACGGGGACCTCGTCCTGTTTCGCTGGCGAGCGCATCTGCCGGCAAAGCATGCCGGCATAATGGTGGCGAAGGAGCGCTTCATCCACGCCTATCAGGGACAGTCGGTGGTGGTTTCAGCGCTGGTGCCGCAATGGCGCAAGCGCATCGCGGCGGTCTTCGCATTTCCCAAAATATGACCTGATTTCCGGAGGCCTATATGGCAACCATTCTGCTGCAAGCGGCCGGGGCCTTTCTCGGCGGCGTGCTCGGGCCTGTCGGCAGCGCGATCGGCTCGGCTGCCGGTGCGCTTGCCGGCTACGCCATCGACAGTTCGCTGATCAATGCCACGCGACGCATCGAGGGTCCCAGACTTTCCGGCGCACGGCCTTTCACCGCCGAGGAAGGGGCGCCGATCCCGCGGGTTTATGGCACAATACGGGTCGGCGGGACTCTGATCTGGGCGACGCAGTTCGAAGAGACGCGCACGACCAAGCGTCAAGGTGCCAAGGGTGGCCCGCGCCTTACCGAATACGCCTATTTCGCCAATGCGGCCTTTGCCATTTGCGAAGGCGAGATCGCGGGCATTCGCAGAATCTGGGCGGACGGACGCGAGATTGACCGCAATGGTGTGGAAGTCAGGGTCTATCGCGGCACGGCGGATCAGCCTGTCGACCCCCTCATAGAGGCCAAGCAGGGGCAGGGGAATGCTCCAGCCTATCGTGGTCTTGCCTATGTGGTGTTCGACCACCTTCCGCTCGCTGAATATGGCAATCGCTTGCCGCAACTTCAGTTCGAAGTGTTGCGCCCGGTCGGAACACTGGTGGATCAGGTTCATGCCGCCTGCCTCATACCGGGGGCAACAGAATATGGCCTGTCGCCATCGCTGGTAACGCAGGAAAAGCGGCCCGGCGAGACGCAGGCCGAAAACCGGCATATGTTCCACGCAGCGACCGATCTCGCTGCATCGCTCGACGAAATTCAGATGCTTTGCCCGAAGCTGAAGCATATCGGCCTCGTCGTAACCTGGTTCGGGGACGATCTGCGCGCAGGCGCTTGCAAGATCAGACCCGGTGTAAGCACGCGTTCGTCGCAGGGACTGTCCGAAGCGTGGTCGGCCTCCGGCGTGGATCGAAATGGGGCGATGCTGGTGTCGTCCTATGGCGGCGGGGCGGCCTATGGTGGCACGCCCTCCGACCGCAGCGTGATTGCGGCAATCCGCGAGATCAAGGCACGCGGCCTGAAAGTCACCCTCTATCCGTTCATCATGATGGATATCACGGCCGATAACGGGTTGCCCGATCCATACGGCAAAGCGCAACAATCGGCATATCCATGGCGCGGGCGCATTACGTGCTATCCGGCGCCACTGAAACCCGGAACCGTCGACCGGACCATTGCCGCACGCTCGCAGGTCGCGAGCTTCTGCGGGACGGTGCTTCCCGAGGATTTTACGGTATCGTCGGATACTGTCTCCTTTCACGGCGATGCCAATGACTGGGGTTACCGGCGGTTAATTCTGCATTTTGCCAACCTGGCCGTCGCAGCAGGCGGCGTCGATGCATTTCTGCTTGGATCGGAACTGCGTGGACTGAGCACCTTACGTGACCAGAACGACGCATTTCCGTTCGTCGAGGCATTGTGTGACCTGGCAACCGATGTGCGGTCTATCCTCGGGCCGCAGACAGCTATCACCTATGGCGCGGACTGGAGCGAATATTTCGGCCACCATCCGGCGGATGGCAGCGGAAACGTCTATTTCCACCTTGATGCTCTCTGGAGTCATGCTGCAGTCAATGCTGTCGGTATCGACAACTATATGCCGCTATCGGATTGGCGCGATAGCGATCACGCCAATCCGAACCCGGACGGGTTTGCCGGGCCGTACGACCTAAACGGATTGCGTGCGGCCGTCACGGGTGGCGAGGGCCAGGACTGGTACTATCCGAGCGAGCAGGCCCGAGTCCAACGCTTGCGTGCTCCCATTACGGACGGCGCTTATGGCAAGCCGTGGGTGTTTCGGTACAAGGACCTGGCCGGCTGGTGGGGAAATGAGCATTTCAATCGGATTGGCGGTGTGGAAACGGCCCAGCCGACGGGCTGGGTGCCGCGTTCAAAGCCGATCTGGTTTACCGAGCTGGGCTGCCTGGCAGTTGACAAGGGGCCAAACCAGCCAAACGTCTTTCCGGACCCGAAGTCGGCAGAAAACGCCATTCCATATTTCTCGAATGGCGGGCGTTCTGACATCGCCCAGCACAGGTTGCTGGAGGCTCATGCGCTGGTGTGGGACCCGGCAAGCCTGGGCTTTGACGACGCAAAAAATCCCGTATCGTCCCTCTATGGCGGCCGGATGGTCGATCACACCCGCAGCTACCTCTGGGCATGGGATGCCAGGCCGTTCCCGGTATTTCCGCTGCGGGGCGAGGTGTGGGCCGATGGGGCGAACTGGCATCGCGGACATTGGCTGAACGGCAGGCTTGAAGCTCCGGACGTCGGGGCTCTGATCAACGAGATACTGGCGGATCACGGACTACCGCCGGCCGATATAACCGGCGTCGAGGGAACGGTTCATGGTTACATGATCGGCGATCCGTCTTCAGCGCGCTCGGCCCTGGAACCACTGGTCGATCTGTTCGATCTGGCAGTGCACGAGGAGGCCGAGAAACTAATCTTCCGGCGGTGCGGTGCGAACGCTGCGGCGCCGGTCGAAATCGAAGAACTCGTCTCCGATGGCCAGAATACCGTCATCGAAAAAGTGCGTGCCCCTGAGCATGAATTACCGGTTGAGGCAATTCTGGCCTTTCGTGACCCGCTTGCCGAGTATCAGACGGTATCTGTCCGTAGTCGACGCTATGGTGCCGCCGGGAGCAGGCAGCAGACCATTTCATTTCCCGGTGCTCTGGAAGCCGGGCAGGGCAGGGCGCTGCTGGACGACTGGATGCGGCGGACCTGGTCCGAGCGGGAAAGCATCAATTTTTCCGTCGAGGCCTTGCATCCCGAGATTGTCCCCGGTGCTGTCATTCATGTTCCGGCAGCGGCCGACGATGTCTTTTTCCTCGTCACCGAGGTTGAAGACGGACTGGTGCGCAGGGTTTCCGCCAGGCAGATCGCCCATTCCATGCCTGCCGCATGGCGGCCGTCCCAAACCGGAGCGGTGCCGTCAAGGGTGCCGGTGACAGGCCGGCCATATGCGCAATTCCTGGATTTGCCGTCGATCTCGCATGAGCCTGCGCAGTCCCGGTTCCGGGTAGCACTCTGGCAGAAGCCATGGAGAAGCCAGGCGCTGTTCTTGTCGCCTGAAGACAGCGGCTTCGTGCAACGCGGTACGATCGGCAAGGCTGCGAATGTCGGGAGGTTGGTCGAGCCGCTTTTGTCCGGCTTTTCGGGGCGTATCGACTGGTTGCGGCCGATCGTTGTCGAGTTGTTCGATGGCGAGGTGGAAGGTGTCAGCCGGCTCCAATTGCTCAATGGGGCCAATGTCGCCGCCATAAAATCGGCTGTTGGAAACTGGGAAGTGATCCAGTTCCAGTCGGCCGAAGAGATTGCGCCGAATGTCTGGCGGCTCAGCGGATTGTTGCGTGGCCAGTTGGGGACGGATGACGGCATGGCGGCTGGCGCTCCTATCGGTGCGAGTTTCGTCGTCTTGGACGATGCCGTGCAACCCGCCGGCCTGCTGGCCAGCGAAATCGGCCTGCCCCTCAATTGGCGGGCAGGGCCGGCAGGGTCCGACTTTTCCGGCGAAAATTTCGTGACATCGGCTGAGGTCGGCGGTGTCCGTGCGAGCCTGCCTCTATCTCCAGTGCATCTCAGGGCGGTGCGTCAGGCAAATGGGGATCTGGTGCTCTCCTGGATACGCCGCGGACGCATCGATGCCGATAGCTGGGAGGTCGGAGACATTCCGCTGGGAGAAGAGACCGAACAATATCGCATCACCATCCTCACCGTCTCCGGCGAAAGCATTCGTACCCAAACCGTGTCGCAGCCCGGCTGGATTTATACGGCTGCGGCCATCGAATCGGACCTCGGTGTCTCCGCCGGCGAGATAGACATTACCGTAAGCCAACTGAGCCTGTCGGTGGGCTGGGGTATTCCGGCACGTCTCCGTTTGGTTCTGGCTTGACGTCGGGACCGCGCATCATTGTCAAGAAAGGAAAAATCATGATCGCCAACAAACCCTGGTATCTGTCGCGCACCATTTGGGCGTCGTTGATCGCCGTTCTGTCGGCCGGCGGCAGCCTGCTGGGCGTGCCGGTCGATGACGCGGATCAGGCTGCACTCGCTGATACGGTCCTGCAGGCAGTGGCAGCGCTTGCGGGCATTCTGGCCATCATAGGTCGGGTAAGTGCAACTAGCCGGATCGGTTGACAGAAAAGCATTCGTGCGAGGGCTTCCAAGCTCTCGCTTTTCAGCTTCTGCTGTGGTCGATTGTTCATTCCACGTTCAGCAGTCGGGGGCTAGAAGAACACGTATGAAAACGCTTCGCCGTCTTTTTTGTTCTGCAGTTCTGGCATCTTGCATGGCAAGTTTGCTTGCGCCTCCCGCGTTTGCAGCCGACTGCTACGCCATAGGCCAGCAGATCGCCGCTCAAAACGGCGGCACGCTGGCCAAGGCAAGTTCGTCCACGCAGGGCGGGCGGCCTGTCTGCGTGATTGTCGTGCTCGTTCCGGGCAGGGATGGCGAACGGCCGCGGCGGGCTGAATTCGTCGTTCCCCAAGGCTGAAACGCGGCGTTGTTTCAACAAAGGCAGGAATCGGCCTATATCTCACAGGATCGACAACGGACAGGCAGGCGATGCGCATACTCGTCGTTGAAGACGACAAGGAATTGAACCGGCAGGTGTCCGATGCACTGACCGATGCCGGCTATGTCGTAGACCGCGCCTTCGACGGCGAGGAAGGGCATTTTCTCGGCGACACGGAGCCCTATGATGCGGTGGTGCTCGACATCGGCCTGCCGCAGATGGACGGGATCAGTGTCGTCGAGCGCTGGCGCCGTGACGGGCGCAAGATGCCGGTGCTGATGCTGACGGCGCGGGACCGCTGGAGCGACAAGGTTGCCGGCATCGACGCCGGCGCGGACGACTATGTTGCAAAGCCGTTTCACATCGAGGAAGTGCTGGCCCGGCTTCGCGCCTTGATAAGACGTGCCGCCGGTCATGCATCCTCCGAGCTATCCTGCGGGCCGCTGCGCCTCGATACCAAGGCATCGAAGGCGGATGTGGACGGCGTTCCGTTGAAGCTCACCTCTCACGAATTCCGGCTGCTCGCCTATCTCATGCACCACATGGGCGAGGTGGTTTCCCGCACCGAACTGGTCGAGCATCTCTACGATCAGGATTTTGACCGTGATTCCAACACGATCGAGGTTTTCGTCGGCCGCCTGCGCAAGAAGATGGGCATCGACATGATCGAGACCGTGCGCGGTATGGGCTATCGAATTCGAGAGCCGGGCGATTGA